ACTAGATATATTTTCTTTAGTTTTTTTACTAAAAGGTTTTTCAAAAGTAAGATCTAATTTCTTATCCCCTTTTCCAACACCCATAGATGCTCTAGGCGTGGTAACATATTCATCATCATATATTCCACCACCAAAAGTAACATCAAGTTTCTTTTTCTTATAAGACTTTTTATCAGCCATTTGGCTCCTCCAATTTTATTTGTGCGGCCGCATTAAGAGTGTCAATTCTCTTCTTTTTACGGTTGTACAACTTCTTTGATTGTATCACTTTAGGCTTGAATGTTCTAGACCTTAGACTTTTTGCGACTGGATTTGTAGATTTTACCATGTGTTTTCTCCAACACTTTTCTAAATTTGCTTTTTTCTGCTCTACCCCAACCTCTTCCAAGACCAGGTTCTAGCTGTTTTTTTATTTGACTTCTAGTTATTGCCATCTAATTTACCACCTATACGTAGTTTATATTTAATAAATATCTCTTATGTACGTCTGTTTGATATTGAGCTTTATGTTTTATATCTCCATCTAATATTAACATTCTATTTTCCTTACTGTCAACTTTTGTGTGTTTACCATTATCATCTACTATTGTCTTACCGTTATTATTATTTAAATAAAAAATAGCTGTTTTATTATTTGGTATATCTGGATAATCTATATGCCATTTTGAGCTAATAGAATCCACATCCCGCAAGTTTAAATTAGCTCTAATTTGTATAGGAGCTACAATATTCAATTTCGTTAAAAGTAATCCTATTTCTTTAGAATATGGTGCTAAAAATTGCCAATGATTAAAAATACAATGATTAAAAAAACCATTCTTACTTAAGTTTTCTTGTTCATCCTCTAATGGAACATCTTGATCTATCCAATACCAAGGTAGCGTACTCGATAGAAAGTGTTCTTGAATTTTTTTAAAATGCTTATCTTCTAGAAAATTATCTACAACGGTTATTCTAGCCATGGTGAATACACGACTTTACCATCAACTCTTTTGGCACGCAAGGATTGATTTCTATTTGAATTAGTCGAGTATGAACAATGAATCCAGCCTGAGGAAGGTTCATTATCTCGGTAGAATTCTAAGATTAGCTGGTCATATTCCAACTCTGATTTAACCCACGAAGCTAGCTCTCTGTTATCTACGCTAGGTATTTCAAAGTCTGCTGCAGCAGCTTGTTTATCTGCTACATGTTGAGAGTTTACTGAACTTCCAATTTCTAGGCACAGCTGAGCACAACGGAATCCTGATGATATAATTAATGGTTTGTCAAAGTGCGAACGAACTGGTTGTAGTATGTTTACTGCTAACGCTTTTAGATTTTCAATTTGCTGTGGGTTAGGATTATTGTTAATTCCCTTCCTCTCAGCTATTTGGCTTTTGGTAAGCTCGTCTAATGTTATGTTTGCTGTTAACTTCATTTTTTCTCCTCTATTTCATAAAAAAATTTATCTGTATCTTCTGTTCGCCACTTTCTAGAATCTTCCACATTCCACTCAGAAGTTTGTACTTTCCAATCTGGTACATTATCCTTAACTGTAAAGGATGGAATGTCCCAAATCAACCTGTTGTTTGGTTGTGCTGCATAATTACCATCATCTAAAGCCAATATATGCGCACATTTATGTTCGTGTGGTATTTCAGAATGATCTGTATCTATAATATTACTCTCTGGATGCGCCCAGTCAACAGTAAAAAGATAAGCTCCTGCATGAGTTTTTTTATCTTTACCAAAATATTTTCCTGCTTGACCGTCTAGAATGTCCCAAGAAGTAACAGCAGGATAGTAACTAAAACAGTTCCATAAAACCAACTCATCAAGCCTACGTTTAGGAACATCTTCTGGTTTAAAGCCTCTTTGAATGAATGCAGATATTGGTAAACGATAGTAGACAGCTCCATTTTCCATAATACAATGAAAAAGTAAGGAACGTCCCGTAATAGACGTAATACCAAAAATAATACAGTCTTCAACTTCTCCGTGATGTTTTTTAAGGTCATATAAATATTCTCTCCTAATTTGTGCATATGTAACTGGTATGTTTGCGTTTAGATAGCTCATAAGAAAATTTCATTATTCTAAAATAATTTTCTTAATAGATTTAGTCCCATCAATATTGTCTTCTAGTTCTGCTTTAGTTTTAATGCATTTGTATTCTATGTTATCATTAATCTGACGAGAAGCCTCACGCTTCCCTTTTAAACACACGCTCATTGAAGGCTGAATTCTGTGTTCCTTGATCTCGTGATCTACAAACATTAAAAGTGCTACCACAATCTCCATAAAAATTTTACTCCCTAGCTCCCATTATACCACAATACCTTTGTTGGGCCCACGTTTAATTCTATATTTATGGGTACCCGTTGCCCCAATATTTACTTCTTTTTTCATATGTTTAATACAATGCATCTGTTTAGATTGTTTCTCTTTATCAGACATATATTGTAACACTTTTCTAGTAATTCTTTCCATTAGCTCTTACCTTATCTTTTAATTTCTCTACATCACTTAATAGTTTTTCAGTTTGTTTTTGTACAAATTCTATATTAACTTTGTTGTGCATCATATCTTCAATTCTTATCTCAATTTTCTCTACGGATTTATAAAGATCCTCCACCAACATGAAAAGCTCCTGTATCTGAGGTGAAACCATTTTACCTTTTGGTACACCTATAATAAATTCATTAGCAGCATCTAAATCTTTTGATGTTAATTTACTTTGTGTCTCTAAGCTCGTGAGCCTACCTGTAATCTCTGTGTATGCGAACACACCCATTGCAACCATCACGATCAATGAGGCAACCGTCTTCATAGGCATTTGCACGGCTGCTGATTCTGATATTTTTAGGGCCATAAATTACTTATTAAAGCCTGAACATACCCAAGCAACATATTTGTTCCAAACAGCTTTTATTTTGTTCCAAATAGTTCTGAATACCCATAAAATCTTTTGTTTAATTTTTTCTAACATTTTATCTCCTTCTACGTTGTTACTTCGTGGAGGCGATGTTATGCCTCCACGTTTAAATTTTAAAAGTCCTAGTATATAACTAGTAACTTCCATCATAGAAAACCGTTACACTATCGAAGCCACTACTGATGTCGATATATGCACCATCAGGATAACGAATACCTTCATCAGGAATATAAGGATCCATCATACCAGCTGACGCGGGAGCGTCTAGTTGTAATCTTTTTCCTCCTGTTTGAGATCCGTTTCTAATGATCATATGACCAGCAGTTGAAGCTTTTGATACTCCATGCATTCCTCTAACTCTTGTTGCTCCAGCAAATACGATACCAGTAGTATCAGTTGTTGCTGTAAATCCAGCAGAAACTGCTGAAATGGTTGCTGAGTGACTGATTTGAGTCACTGTTAGAAACTTTGTTGAACCCGTTAGCGTTTGAGCGTTCGGACCAGTTCCAATTGTTTCAGAAACAGCATCACCATTTGCGTCAGTCCCTGTAATTGTGAAAGAAACAGAAGCATTATTGTTAGCAGAGGTTAGTGTAACAGTCGTTGACATGTTTGAGCCGTCATTCACAGCAGATCCAGTCAAGGTCATATTTCCTGAACCTGATGGAGATTGCACAGCAGCAATAGCTGTTGCGCTTGCTGAGACAGCTTTAAACATTTTCGCCTGTATACTTGTACTTGACATATTTTCTCCTAATTTAAAAAGTGACTCCCGTAGGAGTCACTAATTATTTAATTAACCATATATTTTATATGCAACAACCCAAGTGAATAATCCTTGAGCAGATGCAGTTGTAGTATTAGTAATCTGTAAAAATATATCTCTAGTTGCAGTAATTGAAGTATTTACTCTTGGAGACAGAGGTGCTGTTGTACCAACAGTCGTATCAACTAGAGTAAAGTTATAATGAGCACCTTCAACAATAGTTGTTCCACCATCTAGTAGTCCATCAGTGTCCGCAGCCACTAATTGAACACCACCAGTAGCAGTACCAACTTTATATCCAATGTCACCTGTTGCAACAGTCGGTGAAGATGTACATACAAGTTGAATACTTGTGATGATTGATCTTGCAGGCTGTGCAAAAGTAACTTCGTTCGTTCCAGCAGTTGCATTAACTTTAGCGGTTGCTACAACGGCTTGACCTTGTAATTGTGTTCCAACGTATTGACCAGATGAATTTATTTCAAAATTATTAGTAAATACTCCTGTAGAACTATTTTTACTTCCCCCGATAAAACCATTTTCCGATCGTACCGGTCCTGAAAAAGTAGTGTTTGCCATAATTTATTTCTCCTATAGTTTACACCTGCAGTCTCTATAGCGTCTGCCTAGCCAGTCTGCAGATTATTTAATTAATCTAGGTTGTTTTCATTATACATAAAAAAAGGGGCGATGTGAACACCGCCCCTTAAATATGTAATACTGTTAATTAGTATTAAGCTGTTGGTAATTTACCATTACCAAAGATAGCTCTTGGATCACTCCATCCAAATGAGTATCTTTCTCTAGCTTTAAATCTAACGTTTCCAGTATCGAAGTCACCTTCCATTGCTGTTTTGATTGGTGATCTAACAAACATTTTCATGCCGTTAGGTACATCAGTCAATAAGAAGAATGAGTCACTGTCAGTTAAAAAGTTATTAACTCTGTAACCTTGAGGAACCATTCCCATTGAAACAATAGCGTTGATGTCGTTATCTGCTGTTCCTGTTCTTTGAGGAGACTTCATCAATCTGTCAGCTGTAAATTGTAATTCTTTTGGAATTATCATTTTTACACCTTGAGCAGCGATTTTTAAGCCTCTTTCATCAACGAAAGATTGGATGTCTATTAAAGACTGTTCCAAAGATGTTTCGTTAAGGTCAGCAGCAGTGCTTAAAACGTTTGAAAAAGTTCCGCCAGTTGCTAATGGGTGTGCGTTTCCAATTAAAGATTCGCCATCTCCACCAGTTACTGTTGTAACTTGTGCGTTGTTCAATACGTTTGCAGCTTTCACTTGCTTCGTGTTAGCCATAGATCTTGCTAGTGCTCTAGTGTATCTAGCAGCAAGTCTATCGTAAAGGTTATCTTCGATTGCTTCTTCAGTAATAGCGAAAGCTAATGCGACTGTTTCGTGATTGTATCTAGCAGTGAAAGTTTCATTTGCTTGATCAAACACTACGCCAGCACCTTCTTGCTTAACTGGTGCTCCAGCGAATCCAGCCAACATTACTTCTTCTTCAAAAGCTCTGTCAGATGTTTCTGTGGCATAAATTTCAGCATGCTGATTTTCATACCTTTTGTATTCCAGGCCGAATAGTGCATTCAATCCTGGCTCTAGTTCTTTTACTAGTTGCGAACGTGATATTGCCATAATTTTATACTCCTATATGCCTGTTCTGCTTCTGTATTGGTGATGATTAATTCTTACCAATATATTAGCGTTGCTCGTTGCGGTATCCGAGTTATCAGGGTCCTGACAAATATCAATTGCTTGAAGCACGAATGATACTGTAGTTCCTGAGTTACTCACATCTAATTGAGCCTTAGATATACCTGTTTGTGTTACACCTGTTGTGTTCGTAACAGCGTAGTTTCTAAAAAGATCTGCTCTTGTAAAAGCTTCATCAGCGTTTGCCAAGAAGACCGCGTCTGGGTCATCCACAACAAAAGCCGTGATGTCACTTGCAACAACACTACCTGGGTAGTAGTTCAAGTAAGTTGGCTTTTGAGTAGTTGGATCTGTATAAAACACACCGTTAAAAACGCCCACTGCAGCTGTCGATAAACCAGCAGAGTTGTTGGTATTATTGTATTTCTCAATATTACCAGCTGTAGTCACAATCACCAAGTCGCCTTGATAAATTGCATGTCCCATATTACTAGCTATCGTGTATCTGTTTTGGGCACCAACCAATGGTGTACCGTCTAGTTTTCTGTACGGTCTAAGACCGAATTGTTCTAGTACATTTGCCATAGTTTAGTTTCCTTTGTATTTTAACGTTTTATCTTAAAGACCCGATAGCAATTGCAAAAAAATTATTTCTTGCGACTACCACCAAAGGTCACTTTGGACTGCCTTTCAATATTGATTGGCATGTCCGGATGTTGTTCCTTCATAAGATCTTGATCAATTGCGTCAGCTCTATCTTGAGTTATTTTTCTAAAATAGGCTTCTCGCGCTTGCAAAACCTCTAAAGGGATTCTCCCCAACACAAGGCCTCCAATTCCGATTAACCCCTGATGTTTACCTTCAGAAATTGTTGGATAATCATTTTTGCCTAACTCAGCTATAACTGTGTCGGCTCTAACAAATTCCCAACCCTCTCTTAGTTTTCTAGATACGTTAGACGTATCTTCGAAACCTTGCACTGATGTTCTTATCCATCTATGTGCAAAACCTTTCGGTGCAGGTGGCGCATCCAAACTGGATGATGGAGCCCAATCTAGTTTTCTCTCGGCTTTTTTCCGAGTATCGGACTCGCGTGAAGTTCTTATCTTTTCCATTAGTTTCCTCCCTTCACGAATTTTGCGTATTCCTCTAGTGGCACCCCTAATTTCTTAGCGATTACTACCTGTGATTTGGTGAGTTTCACAGACTTGCGTCCTCCTTGTCTTCGACTTACCCCAGCTACATTTTGGACGGGTTGCTTTGTAGCTACAGGCTCTTTATCAGTCGAATCCTGGGCAAACTTTTGAGGGAAATACTCCTTCATTCGTTTGTTAATGTTATTATAATACTCATCACTCTCTGATTCAATACCCTGCCCTATAAGGTCTTCATGAATAGACATTGCAGCTCCAGTCATAACTCTGTCTGTGCCAAACCATTCATTTTTAGAAGCCCATTGTTGAGCTTTTTGACTTATTTGAACTGGTTGTTCACCAGGTATTTGATCTTCTTGTGGTGAGTCTTTGTTTTCCTCACTTAGTTTTTTCTGAGCTTCTCTCTCTTGTAATGTTAAATTAACTTTTTCGTTTTCAACAGCTAATTTAGTCATTTGAGAGTTTATCTCAGCTACCTTTTCAGCATCCTGGCTTTCCATAGCTTCTTTAAGAGAAGTTTTTAACTTATCTTGTTCTGAAGTTACTCTTGCTTGGATTTCTTTAAGGTAATTATTATCAGTTTCGTCAAGCTTAGATTCAACGCTCTGATATTTCTTTTTTAGTCCTTTAGCATAATTCAAAGCAGCTTTTTCTCTTCTCTCTGCTTCTTTAGCTTGAAAAACTAATTCGTTGATTCTTTTTTGATAATTAGATTGTTTATCTTTTAAATTATCAGGTTTAGTTTCAACTTTATTTTCCTCCACTTCAACTTCAGTTTGTGGCTCTTCCTTTTTTTCTTCAGGCTCAGCTTCAACTTTTGTTTCTTGTATTGGATTTGTGTATCCTAAATCTACATCTTCTTTTTTAGAAAACGCTTCATCAGGTTCTATTGGTTTATCAACATTAATGATTTCCTCATTAACACCATCAGTGTCGATATCAACCTCTTGTTGAGGTTTGTTTTCTTCTGCCATTTTACCCTCCTAGTAATGGTGCAAAATATCGGCAGGATTAGATATGGTAGCGATGATTTCATCATCGTTTAAGATCCGCACTTCTCCCCCGTCTATTTTGAATCGAGAGCCTGCGTATCTTCCGAAGATAACCCAATCTTTTTCGTTACACCATTTGCCTATAGGAAATTTTTCTTTGTCTCTATAACAAAGATTTCCTTGTTTAAGCACAAGGCCAACAACAGTTGTTATCTGAATTGTTTCTTGGGTTTGTTCACTAAGATATAAACCACCTTTAGTCTTTGTAGGACCTGAATACGGAAGAATTAACATTCTATAACCCGTAGGCGTTGGTAGTCTATCTAATAATGATTTGTCGATTGACTTTTCGTCTAAGACTTTTTTGACTTTAGCTTCCTCTTTGTAAGCTTTTTTCAATGTCTCAGTCCGTTTCGGTTGCTCCGTGGACTCTTTCATTTTTTATTGCTCCTGTTTTTTTAACAAGTCTATTATGTCTTGTTGCAAGTCATCAAGTGACTTGATTTGTCCTCTAATATAGTGAAGCTGGTTAACATTGTCAACCTCACGCACTAAAGTTTCTTTTAGTCTTTCTCTTCGTCTATGAATTAAATTTTTTATTACATCGTTAGATGCTGTATCAATCGCCATTTTTTTCCATAAGTAATTTAAGTCTTCCTGTTTCTATAACTTCAAACCCAAACTCTTTCATAGCCTCTTGTATAACTGGCATTTTGTACGTAATCCAATCATCAAAAACAATTCTGCATCTTGGTGCAGCTTTGTTTGCAAACCAAACAGCTTCTGTTAGTACATCTCTTGTTGTATGTGGTCCATCTAGCATAACAAAAGCAAATTTAGATTCATTATAATGAGGATGTTTCATGAACTCTGTATCTGTCATGTTGTGAAAACGAAATTTCCCTGAATTTAAATACCATTTAAAATCTTGTAACATGGCATCTCTCATACTGTCGGGATATGTTGGAGACATCCCACTTTTATGTTTTATACCACTGTTTTTATCAAAGTGTTCATATTCTCTATCCCCATATGGATCTACTCCTATATGTAAAAAATTATTTTTTACATTGTCCATAATTATTTTAGAACCCATGCCTTGTCTTATTCCTATCTCACAAGAATAAAATCCTTGGCAATCAAAATCTTTAGTCCATTTTCTGAATAAATCGTATTCTTCTGAATCACCTTCTATCATAAGAAGTGTTTAGCATTTTATAGACTCAAAGCAAGTTTATTTTTTACCTTGTCCGCCTCTAAATATCTGAGTTCCCTTAATACCAAAAATACTCGCGCAGACTAAAATCCATAAATTTGTGAACCATTTCGGAAGGGACTGAAAATACTCAAAAAAGAGTTTTACCTTGTCCATCGCTGTAGGATCGTCTGACATCACCGCCCAAATTAACACAATGATGGGGGCCGAAATAATGACAAGAACGAATTCGTCCTTATAGTCGTTTTGACGGGCTTCTAAAAGTTTGCCCTGGTAAGATTCTTCACCTCGGGCCATTTTTTCTGCGTGCATTAGTTGTGCATCAGACATAGCCATTTTTGTCTTCTGACGGTTAGCATATATCTTACTACCAGCTTGTAATGCTATCTTTGCTAAACTAAACCATGCCATTTTAAAACTCCATTTAACTTTTTATACTTCTCTCTTGCGTTAGCATCATCACAATAAGCTTTTAAAACTTCTGTAATTTTGTTTTTTCTCCTGTCACATAGATAATTATATATTTTGAAGTAAATATCAACTGCACCCCTGCCTCTTATTCGCCATCTCCAGCAATCTTTATGGTGTTTTTTTCTTGGTTTAATAAAAACAACAGTTCCTTTACCAAAAAATCGATGCATTTTATCAATTACGTCTTTGTCTGTCATTTCTACTGATATAGAGGGCGTAGAATAATCTTTTTTAGTTTTTTCGTAAGCTATGCAGCCTTCTCCATCTATGATTCCAGCAAAATAAGCTTCTTGGTTACTTGTTTGTTGTTCTTTTCTTAAGGGGAACTTTAATACCTTGTGGGTTTGGTCCTCGTTTAGGGGGTGGTCCAAATTTTTTTCCACCACTAAGCCCTTTTTGTTTTCTTCTGGACACATTTAATCCTTTAAATGCGGAAACTCGTTTAATTGTTTGTTTACAGTTTTCGCAGCGTTTTTATGAGCAGATGAGGAACTTAAACCTGCAGCTCTATTTTCATCATACTCTTTTTTAAGTAATTTATTAAATTTTTTTGTAGCTCCCTTTACTATTGGATCACCTAATCTAAAT